GAGGCGATTCATCTTCACGCCCGAACGGGAGCTGCGGCTTCTGACGCCCCAGAACATGATTGAGGGCGAGGAGGTGCCGGACCGTAAATTCATCGTCTTCACGTACGGGTCTTCGGACAATCCCTACGGCAAGGGGTTGGGGCAGAAGCTTTGGTGGCCGGTCTGGTTCAAGAAGCACGGGATCAAATACTGGGTGGTCTTTGCGGAGAAGTTTGGCTCGCCCACCACGCAGGGGAAATACCCGCCGGGGACTCCCAAGGAGCAGCAGGACGATCTTTTGGAGATGCTGGAGGCGATTCAGCAGGAATCCGGGATTATCTACCCGGAGAACATGGATGTGAGCCTGATCGAGGCATCCCGAAAGGCTTCGACGGACACGTACGAGCAGCTCTGCCAGTTCATGGACATGCAGATCTCCAAGGCGGTGCTGGGGCAAACGGCGACGACCGAAGGAACGCCGGGGAAGCTCGGATCGGAGGCTGCCCGCGAGGAGGTCCGCCAGGACATCCTGAAGGCGGACGCGGACGTGCTCTGTGAGCTTCTAAATAATACGCTTATACCCTGGATTGTGGACTATAACTTCCCTGACGTTCACGATTACCCGGAGATCTGGATCCACACCGAGCCGGAGGAGGACCTCCAGCCACTGGCCGAGCGCGACAAGATTATTGTCAAGGAGATCGGCCTGCCGGTGGGACAGCAGTATTTCTACGATACGTACAACATCCCCAAGCCGGAGGAGGGAGAGGAGACGGTCAGTGCGCCCGCAACGCCGGCTCTGCCGGATTTTGCCGAGGGCGTAAGAGTTGAAAGTGGGCAGGTGGACGGCCAGGACAAAATCGACCGGATGGTGGCCCAGACATCGAAGGATGCGGCGCCGTTTTTCAAGGACATGTGGCGGCATATCGAATCGGCGGCCGAAGGGGCGAACACGCTCGGCGAGCTGATGGGCCTCGTGCCGAACCTGTACGAAATGCTCCCCGCCGGGGAATTCGTTGAGCACATGGCCCGCGCGCTCATGAAAGCCGACGACACCGGGACCATTACGGCGACCTTTGTCATAGCCCCGCAGTCCTTCCAGGAAGCCCAGTGGGGCCCGGGGCTCCCCTTCGAGGACGCGCTGGCATACTTCCGCGATCGGGCCTTCACAATATCGGGCATTACCAGAGCTGAGTTGCTCTCCGAGGTGAAGGCGGAGCTCACCAGGGCGATGGAGGAAGGGCTCTCACTCGCCGATTTCCGAAAAGCGTTGCCAGAGATCTTCGAGCGGCACGGGTATGCGCCGCTCAATCCGTGGAGGATCGAGACCATTTACCGGACGAACCTCCAAAACGCCTACCAGGGGGGGAGGCTGCGGCAAATGACCGAGCCGGCGGTGGTGCAGGCAAGGCCGTACTGGCGCTACGTGGCGGTGAGGGACATGTCAACTAGGCCCGAGCACGCGGCCATGCACGGAAAGATATTCCGGTCGGACCATTCGTTCTGGGAGAAATGGTATCCGCCCAACGGGTTCAACTGCCGGTGCACCGTGCAGACCGTATCGGTCAGGGAGATGGATCGCAACAACTGGAGCGAGGAGGCCGAGGATCCCACGGGCAAATTATTCGAGCCCGTGGACATCGAAACAGGGCGACGGCTCCCCGCGCGTCCGCTCATGCCGGATCGGGGCTGGGATCATATGCCGGGGAGGCAGGACCTCAAGGGATTATTGGCAGAGAAATTGGCGGGATTGCAGTCATGATCATAAATAACGTGTCCGTGTTCGTGTGGCGTGTCCGTAAAAACACGAGCACGAGCACGATTAACGAGCACGACTAATGCCGGTTGATATAACGATACGGCAAAAGGATCTGGGGGCGTCGAAGCGCGTGGCAGGAATGCTTGCGCGCCTGAGCAACCTGCGGCCGGCACTGCGGATCATCGGTGAGGCCGGCATGACCTCGATCCAGCGCAATTTCGAGGAGGGCGGAAGGCCCAGGAAGTGGAAAAAATTGAAGCTATCCACCATTAAGCAGCGCCGGCGCCAGGGCAAGTGGCCGGGACAGATCCTGGTCCGCACGGGCGTGAGCGGAGGGCTTTTGGGGTCGATCAGCTACCGGGTGACGCCCAGTAAGGTACGTTGGACGGCAAAGAAGGACTATGCAGCCATCCATCATTTCGGCGGAAAGGCGGGCCGTGGACGAAAGGTTACGATACCGGCCAGGCCGTACATGATGTTTCAGCGCGAGGACCGGGCCGAGTTCAGGGAAGCACTCAAAGAGTACGTAGTTAGAGGCTAGAGGTTGAAGGTTGGAGGCAAAAATACGGACACGGGCACGAAACACGGACACGACTTGGCGGCTTTCATATTTGCCCTAGGAGAAGAGATCTCGAACAGGTGGCTATCTAACCATTCGGAAGGGTGGTTAACAAAATTTTAACCGGGGGTTTGGCACCTCTGGGAGGCATATTTCAGCGAGATCATGGACCGATATCCTATAGCGAGGGAGCGAATTGTCAAAAACTTCGGATCAATCACAAAATTTTGCCTGGCCAGTAAGATTCCAAAAGCATCAGTTGTCAGGGTACTTAATGGCAAGTATGGCTCGGGGGATACCGATGATTCGCGCCAGAGAGAGCGAATCGAAGAGGCCATGCGCCGTCTCAAAGTCCCGAAGAACGACCTCCGGAACCTCTGGGCGCGAATCCAAGAAGAGGGCAGCTCGTCCATCGTTAGTTTGAATGGCCGAAGGGTAAAGATTACCACGGTGACAATTATCGAGGATTTGGGAGGCGCAGATGCCCTATGAAAAGCTCGCAGACTTGCCCGATGAAGTAAGGGCGTTGCCGAAGCACGCCCAGGAGATCTGGCGCGCGGCCTTCAACGCGGCATTCGATCAATACGATGGGGACGAGGAGAAAGCCTTTGCCACGGCCTGGGCCGCGGTCAAGGCGAAATACAGAAAAGAGGGCGGCCGCTGGGTATTAAAGGGAGGAGATCATATGGATGGGAAATGGATCGCGGTATTCCGTACGGGGAAACACACCGACTCGGCGGGAAACGAAAAGGATTGGACCGAACAGGATCTGGACCAGATTGTATCCCAATATAACCCGGCCGAGCACGAGGCCCCACTCGTTATTGGGCACCCCACGGACAACGCACCGGCATACGGATGGGTCGATTCTCTGAAGCACGAGGGCGGGACGCTGTATGCCCGCTTCAAGCAGCTTGTACCCGAGTTCGTGGACATGGTCAAGCGCGGGCTCTTCAAGAAGCGCTCGGTCGCGCTGTATCCGGATCTCGTGCTGCGGCACATCGGGTTTCTGGGGGCCATGCCTCCGGCCGTGAAGGGGCTGCCGGATGTGGGCTTCAAGCACGGCCAGGTGGCCACGGTCCTGGAGTTCGAGGACGAGCGAGAGAAGACAATACGCGACGCGTTGGATAGATTGATCAATCCGATCGCGGCGATCGCGGCCGTTTGGAATGGCATATTCGCCTCAACCGATGAGGATCTTGAGGCGAAGAAGAAGTTCAACATTGCCCAGCAGGGCAAAAAACCCGAAGGAGGTAGGCACATGAGCGTTAAGGACAAACTCAAGAACATTCTGTCGATGGGTGTCGACAATCTTCCCGACGACAGCCCGCTGCTTCAGGGCGATGAGCCCCGAAGCTTTACCGAGGCGGAGCTGAAGGCCAAAGAAGAAGCCGCGGCCGAGAAGGCCCGGAAGGAGGAGAAAGAGCGAGTCGAGAAGGAGTTCGCGGAGAAGCAGAAGAAGGAGGCCGGGGAGAAAATCAAGGCCGAGATCACCGAGTTCATCGAGGCCGCATCCAAAGACGGCAAGCTCCTGCCCGCGTGGCAAAAGCTGGGGATCGCCGCCTTCATGGAGTCGCTGGATCACGCAGACGACCATCAGTTCGCCGAGGAAGGCGACAAGCAGACCCAGTACGCCTGGTTCAAGCATTTCCTGGAGGAGCTGCCCAAGGTGGTTACGTTCAAGGAAGTAGCCGGACGGGATAAGGATGTAGGAACCCAGGGCGCCGGAGAAAAGTTGGATGCCCTTACCAAAAAGAAAATGACGGAGGATAAGGACCTGAAGTATTCCGAGGCGTTTGAGAAGGTGCAAGAGGAGAATCCGGAGCTTGCTAATAAGTACGCCCAGGAGGTCAGGGGAACCGCATAAAAACGTGTTCGTGTCCGTGAAGCGTGCCTTTCGACCCTGAGCTCAAGGCCGAAGGGTCCGTAAAAACGATCATGAGCACGAATAACGCACACGAAAATGTGAGGAGGGAAAATCATGGCATGGGAAGAGAGAGGATTGGATGTCAGCTTCAAGGCCGCCGAGGATTTGTCGGGCCACAAGTACCGATTCGTTCATCTCAAAGATGACGACGAGGTCGATCTGCTCGATAGCGGCACCGAATACCCGATCGGGATTTTACAGAACGCCCCGGCGAGCGGCGAGGCCGCCGTTGTGCGCGTAACGGGCATTTCGAAGTTGGTTATGAACGATGCTGTCGCCGTTGGCGCAAAGCTCAAGGCCGAATACGTGGGAGCCACTGACAACGGCAAGGGCGACGCTGCGGACACGGACGGAGATCTTTGCAGGGCAATCTGCGTGATGGCTGCGGGCGCGGAAGACGATGTGGGCACGGTTTTGCTCTGCTCCGATACGATCTCCGTACCGGTGTAAGAGATAAAGCATCAAGACTGATTCACGTCGGTGGCCGGCTATTTGCGGCGGCCACTGGCGTGAATATCATCGATGACAAGGAGGAAATGCAATGTCACAGCCAAACGTTAAGGAAGAGATTATTGCGGGTCCGCTTCAAAACGCATCCATAGCGTACCGCAATAAGGACTACATCGGGGACCGGATATTTCCCATCTTGGATGGCTCGGATCCCAAGGCCAAAATCTACAAGTATACCAAGGGCGCCT